GCTGGGGTTCACCGCTGCTTGCCCTTGTGCTTATCAGCGTTGCCGGCAGCAGTCTGCGCCGCGGTCACTTCGTCCTCGCTGGCCAGCTTGGCGCGCGCGGCATCGACTGTAGCCTGGTCCGCAGCGGCCTGGTCCAGCTTAACCTTGTCGAGCGCGACGCGATCGGCTTCCTCAACCGGCACGAACCCATGATCCATGACCGTCTTGAGATGCTCTTTGGCCACCTCGACCAGACCGTCCACCACCTCGTACACCGCCTCACCCACGGCGATCTGTGGCCCGCAGTTCACGGGCGCACGCATCACGACCAGCTGCTCACTTGCCTCGGCATCTTTCTTGGTGCTCATCGTCTCATCTCCTCAGTTTGAAAAAGACCGGGGCTTTGACACCCCGGTCAAATGGCTACAGCCCCGTTGAACGCGTTACCCGTTCGCGATGTTGGTGATGACGCCTTCGGCAAACGGCGCGTACACCGCCAGCACCTCCTCAGCGTAGACACCTACTTCCTGCTGGCGAGTCCGCAGCGGCCAGTCGATCTGGTAATAGTCCGTGCGGACTTTGACCTCGGCGACGTTTGGCACGTTGTGGCTCTGATACTGCATGGGCAGGTTCTCGGTGTGAGCCAGCAGCGTCCCGGCAGGCAAGAACGGGTGCAGCTTGATCGGAATCTTCGACCCGCCGTCCAGGCTGAACGGATTGAAGTAAGCCGAGATAACTCCGCCCGCCACGATGCCGTACGGCTCCGAACCGTCCTGCTGATAGCGCAGGAGCGGTGCCGAAGCGTTGGACACCACCTTGTCCGTGATGTTCTTCAGCTCCTGCGAGTTGACATAGATGACGCTGGGACTCACCCGGTAGTTGTCCCACATCGCCTTCAGCATCACGTCAATCTCCGTCACGTTGCCGCGCCCGCCAGTGGTCAGCGGCGTGCCAACGCCAGCCGTGCCGGTGGCCAGCGTACGCACATACGAGCCGAGACCGCTCAGCGCCGTGGTCAGCAACCCGTCAAAGGCATAGCTGGCGTTACGGCTCCAGTCCGCCGTGATGGCCGTGGCGTTTTGCGTGCCCGCGCCCGCGAGGGTGAGCAGCACCATGCTGTTGATGGTGGTGATGGTGGTCAGCACCTCGTTGCCCGCTGTGCCCACAAACCAGGCATACCCTGCCGCACCCACGATGGCCACGACCGAGGCATTGATCTGGTTGGTGGAACCCGTCAGCGCGCCCGTGGAAGCCGCCGCGGACTTCATCGACGTGCCGCCGTTCAGCGTGTAGGCCAACCCATCTGCGCCCGTGATCACCGCTGCCACCGGCAACCCAGCGGATACTGACGCCATCTGCATCGCCTCGTAGGTCAACGCCACGCAGATCACGTTGTAGGTCGCCGCGCCGATGCTGCCACCGGAGGCGCTGCTGCCCACCGTCACCGTCCCTACCGTGCCCAAGGCCAGCGAGTTGTTACCGCCCAGGATCGCGTGCTCTTCCTTGATCATCATCTGTTGGAGCAAGCGCATCACCATGGAGGCCCGCACGTCCTCGAACCCAGCCGCTGCGTGAAACGCTTCATAGCTGACTTGGTCTTCCTCACCGATTGTCCGGTAGGTTGCCGCCTTGTCCGCCGTGGTGTAGGCCATGCGCGCGGTGCGCTGACCTTCCGGCACCCAGGGCATCGCCGACTTGCCGCTGCCGATGATCGCTGAGACCTGCTTCCAGTTGGTGGCCGTGCCCGTCCCGCCACCGACGCGCGGCATGCGGTTACGGAGCGGCGTCATCACCGGGTACAGGTTCTTCGCCGGTGCCTGCAAGTCATACGCCACCAACCCGGTGGCTTGCGTAATGGACTTAGCCAGTGCCTCGTCGGACTTCGACAGCGCCAGCTTCATCGCTTCGATGGTCTTATTGATGTCAGTCATGTGTGTTCCCTCTTATCGTCAATCTAATCTTGTGGGTTGATGGTTTATGAAGAGCGCCCGACCGCGCGCCCGCCCTGTGCGTGAACCTTCTTGATCTCGTACGCCGCCCGCTGCTCGGGCGTGGCATCCTTGGCCAACTCCAGCTCCTGTCCTTCAGCCGAGCCGTCGTCGGTCTTGCTGATCACCTTCAGTGCCACGCGGCCTGCCGCGGGCTGGTTCTCAATGGCCTTGAGCCGCAGCCGCAGGTCGGCGTGGTCCTTGATGAGTTGGTCAACGCCGGGCAGGAGCTCCTGCAACCGCTTCTCCACCTGCTCATTGACCACCTTGGCGAGCTCCGCCGCAGCGTCATCAGCGATCTTCTTTGCGACAGCTGCCTCGTCATCCGCGATCTTCTTCGCTGCCGCGGCATCATCGGACATCTTCTTTGCCAACGCGACGATTGCCTCGTCAGTCGCCTTCTCCGCCGTGGCAAACCGCACCAGGTCTTCGACAGACACCTTGCCGTCGTTGATGAGCTTGGCCAATACGTCCACAGGTGCGTCCGCCACGATGTCCTCCGCTTTGAACAGTGTGATCATGGCGTCGGGGTTGGCGGGCCGGTCGACCAGGCTGATCTCACTCAGGCGCAGCTTGGTGATGTGCGGCGTGTCCTTGCCATCCACCTTCTCGCTCTTGCGCTCCAGCACCTTGCCGCCGATGCTGAACCCCTTGTACACCTTCTCCTCGACCTTTGCCCACGCATCCTTGTCCACCACGTGCACACCGATCTCGACAGACTTCTCGCCGAAGGCATATTCCTTCACGATGCCGGCAGCCTTGGGTTGGTGCATCTCACGGATGTTGGCGAACTGCATGTACTCCGGCCAGGCACCCTTGATGGCGTCCAGCTTCACTACCTCGCCCTGAGAGTCCAGCGTCTCCGTGCTGGCCACGCCCCACACCATCTGAGCCGCTTTGTCAATCTTGGTAATCTCCGCGTACAGTTTCATCGCACCACCTCCTTAGCTCGTTTACGTTGGATCATCTTCGCCGACTCTTCCTCAAGAACCGGGATAATATCACACCGGCAGTTGGGATGAGCTGGCGGAGCTTCATCCCCGGAATCAAACCTGTCGTTAAAATCAATCATCCCCTGCTCGGCATTCGCGATGCAGACCTCACACGGGTTGTCCTGCGCCAGCAACCACACCTTCTTGTCAACGACGCCGCTCTCACGATACGCGAGCATGCTGCCCTCGACGTTGGCGATCGCGATCTCTGTGCGCGCAATCATGTCCGCGCGGGCCTCGCTGAACGCGGTCGCGTTGCTGATCGCCTCGCTCAGCGCGTCAGTCGACCACCCCTTGTCGATAGCCTCCACCACCAAGCCCCGCAGCAGCTCGCGCGTGGTGTCAGTAACGGCTATCAGCTCGGCTGCGCGCTCAGTGGCAAAGGTCAGCGCCTGGACGTTGACCTGGTTCACCACGTTCGGATCGCTCAAGCCCAGCTGGTTGAGCGCTTGCGCACCACCATCGCGGGTAACTGCCTCAATGATCTTGACCATGTCGCCCTCACTGAGCGCAACTGCCCAGCCCTCGAACTTCAGCTCTGCCAAGATGCGCGCCACCAGGTCCGCGTCCGCCTTGCCGACGTCCTTGAGGGCCTGCGTCAGCTGCGCGGTGATGCGCGGCACAGTCTTCGCGAACAACCTCAGCAGCGTCGCCTTGATCGCCGCGGTTCCCAGCAACACAGTGCGGCTGGTGCGGTTAAGCTGGTGCACCTTGCGCAGTTTGGCAGACTCGTTGCCGGGTGGCTTGGGTTTACCGCCAGGCACTTGTTGACCGTCCTCCGGCAACACCAGCGGAGGTGGCTTCAGGTCATCCTTCTGCTCCGGGGTCAGCGGGTCGCGGCCCAGGTCAGCACGCACCTCGTCAGGGTGCAGCACCTTGGCGTCCAGATATATCTTGTCAATCTCTGCCTTCTCCTTGGGCTTGGCTGAGTCTTCTTCCTCCCACACGAACTCTAGGTCCGCGTAGTTGAACTTCTGCGTGATGACGTAGTCAATCAGACCCTTGATCCAGTTGAGGATCGGCGTCAGACCTTCTTGCCGAGCTTGTTCGTGGGCGCTCTCCGCTACGGAGCGGTTCAGCTGGTGGATGAACGGCGTGGCTTCTACACTGAATGCATAGCACACCACGCGCGCGAGCCACTCGTCAAACTCATCCTTGAGCAGGTTGGGGCGCGTCTCGTGCACGGTCATCCCTCCCGGCACGAACTTCGCCTTGCGGCGCTGGCTGGCGTCGCCCTCCATCAGTGAATCCCACAGCATCTGGAACTTGCTGATCTGCTCCGGGGTCCACGTCTCAGGCACGCCCACCAGCGCCTCGGGCACATTGCCGGCGGTGTAGTATTCCAGCTGCGACACCTGACGACGCATCGCGATGTTTACCGTCATGATGATCTGCTCGACGGGGCTGTAGCCATAAACCTTGTGCGTGCGCACGTTGCGCGGCATGTAGATCAGCTCGTCGCGAGTGTAATCCGAAGCCGGCATCCCCTTCAAGGTCTGCTGGTAGGCTGGCAGCGGTGGCATAGGTGTGCGGCCACCGGTGTCAATGATGCGCTTGATCGTTGACCCGTCCACCAGCTCGAGCGCGTAGAGCTCGCCGCCCAGCGTTTGGCGCGGGTACAGGGTTGGCGCGTCCAATACGAACAAGTCCTCAAGCAGCGCGCGCAGCCAGGTCTGCCAGTCGTGCTCACGGTTCGGTGAGGCGAAGAACTTCTCTAGCTCCTTGCAGCGGGCGTCCTCCTTGTTCTTATTGTTCTTGACGTGGATTCCCCAGCACATCTTTGAGACCTGATCCTTGCGGGTCTCGATAACGAGGCGCAGCAAGTCGTAGTTCTCCGCGAGCGCGCGCATGCTGGCGAACGAGATAAGGTCATTCGACCGAGGCCGCTGTGTGAGATTGAGCCCGACCGGATAGTCAAACTGCCGGCCCTCGGTCTGTTGCGCCAACGGTGGGATCGGCGTGCCAGGCCCCATCCACGCCGCGGCCAGTGGCTTCAACGACCGGTCACGCGTAGCGTTGGCGACGCGGTCCACGAGGCCCTGCTCAATAGGTTGCTTGGTAGCCATCACGCGTTCACCTTGAGATTCTGATCGAGCATGAGGACCTGGTTCTGTGAGCCCGTGGTCGTCGCCGTGCAGATGATGCGGTAATAGACACCGGCCACGCCACCCTGCAACCGCTGCATCACCTGAGTACCGTTGATGCTGGCGCCACCAAGCACCATCGAGACTGGATTAGCATCAGTCCCGTCTAGCACCTGTACCGTGATCAAGGCGCTCTGGATGGCCTCGCCCACAGCCAGGTTGTGCACGTAGTCAAAGGTAAAGACCTCCGTCTCGCCGACATACTTGGGTGAAAAGTCAGTCATCTAGCTCTTCCTCCGCAGCCGTCGTTGACTTATTGCTAATCTGATCCGCAACTCACGCTTAGCGATGCGCATTAAGAATACCCCGATATGTACATGGTCATCCTATGTCGCAAGGAGTGCGTCGCTAGTAATCAGTACTGTGCTAGAGGTGATCATGTCGCCAGCGCCGTAATAGAACCAGTGGTGCCATTGATCACATCAGCGTTAGGCGAGACATTCACGGTGCCTGAAATATTATTGATGGCGAGATTCGTATTTCCTTTGATGCGGCACCCGGCGCGCACGTTGATCGTCGCACCATTGTTGCGAATGCCCGTAGCATTAGTTCCGGTGGCCTCCAAATCACAGCCAAAAAGATTCACGGTTGCCGCAGCCGATGTTTCCAAGCACACCGCATCACCGTTTGCGTTTTGATTCAATGCACGAGCCCGATGTGCATGAAGGTTTACGGTTGCTGCGACGGTTACATTGATAGAACCGACATTTCCTACCAGCGGATCGACGTTCAAATCTTCTGGCATGTAGGTCGAGGTGTTGAAAAAATCATAGGTTGCCAGTCCATCGATCAACAGTGCATTCGGATACAGGATTAGATTGGCAACATTCGTATCGGCATCGCGGATAGCTCTGATTTCGGTCCCATTTTTGAACACGATGCGTGTATTCGCCACGCTCGGCACGATGCGTGTAGCACTTATCTGAAAAGACGGTAGCTTTGCGCTTTCTATAATGCAATCATCGTAGACGGTCGTGCTACCGGCGACTCCCGGTATACGAAGAGTCCCGCCTTGATGGTTCTGCCCGACATTCGCGCAGCGGATACGCAGACCCTTGTAAGTAGCTTCCGATCCGGCCGGTGCAATGGCAGAAGCGCAAAACCCGTCAAGGTCACCCCACGT